TTCAAGTATGCGCTTCTTAAATGCACGAATAGATCCAGACGCAAGCCTAGGTTCTGCAGGCAGCGTCACAACAAGCGGTGAGTAATTAAGCCCGACTTGATAACTGGATGCTGCCGCGGTATCAAATGTAATCTCGCCAGAATCTACGGTCTTGTCAGCTTCAATAATGCCGTCTCGGATCGCCTTGACAGTTTCGCCTTCAAGGTAAGACAGGCCGGTGATCGTTGTGCCGGTTGTGCCCTTTGTGGCGCAGTCGAGCGTCAGTGTGTCGTCAAAGATCTCAACGTAATAGACATCGCTGCCGTCGACAGTCCTCTTCACTACAACGTATGTGTCAGAGATGTCGACGCCAACAGAGATGAACTCACCGTCTGTGGTCCACTCTGTAGGTGCAATGATTTCCTGTGAGCGCAGCAACGTATAACAGGCAATCGACCCATCGTCCTCGTTGACAATGAGCAACCGGTTACCCTCATCAGTTGATGTGGCATTCCGCACCGCCATCTCTTTCGGAGACTTGAGCAAGTGTGACGACAGCAGAGAGATCTTTGTTGCGATGTAGCCGTTGACTGTGTCGCTAAACAAGAACTCGGAAAGCGCCTTCCCCTGGCGCTGAACAAATACAGTCGCCCCATCCACGTTGACGACTCGTATACCTGGCCGAGAGCCGTTGGAGGTCTGCTCTTGTACAGCCAGGTTACTGGGTGTAATTGGATCACCTAATGTCTGTGGGATGTAGAACTCGGCGCCCGTGGTAAAGATCTGCAGGTTTCGACCGGCATACAAATCAATGATGGCGTTAAACCGTCCTGTATCAAGAGTCGCCTCAAGTGCTGCATCGTCCAGTGCTTCACCAGGATCAAAGTTGAAAAAGTCTCCTACGCGGCTGCCCCACAGTGTTGATGGCCGTGATGACGCACCACCAAAGTATAGGCGCCCATCATAGAAGACAGCAGACCGAGGCCAGCCCCGAGACGATGACCAAGTGTCCTCATAGCCGGTCTCAAGCTCCCAATCACCGTTGCTGATAACCGAGTCATCAAACAGTGGCACCTCAGCATATGCTTTGACCTCTGTGGCACTGGTAAAGCTCACAATGCGCAGTCGACCCTGTGGCGACACGTTGATGTATTGATCGACGTTGCCTGAGCTGAATACAGATGAAGACGCTGTCAGAACGATATTGCCGTCTGGTGCGTCTGGCGTAATTGTACCCGCAGGATTCGACGTAGAGATCGAGTACGCAAACTTCGGGATAAACGCAAACGACAGATCTGACACAGTCCAAGAGGCATCAGTTGCGCCGCGTAAAATGCGCTGCGGGACCATGTCTTCTTGTACTAAAATTAGCGTGTCAGCTGACTGCGCCCAGCACATTTCTGGGATGACAGCACTTGTGACCTTGCTTACGGCCAAGTAGTCATTACCGGAGCCATTGATGTCTGTGATCAGTACGCCGTCCTTAAAGACATACATGCGCTGATCGACAAATACCAGCATGTAGCTGTCGTCTACAGAAAACTCAAAGTGCACCATGCGCACAGCCGTGCCTGCAGATGAAGGCAGGTCTGCAATATACCGAGTGCCGTCGCGTCGAGTGATGCCGCCCTGTGGCTGCACGACAATGTTCTGAGCAGTCTCTAGGCCATTGTAGTACTGGTTCAAGTCAATTCGTGCGCGCAGCTTTGGGTCAAGCTCTCCTGACGTAAAGTTTGTCTGCACACGAATAATTCGGCTCATTAGAAGCGCACCGCTGTGAGCGTATAATCTTCAATCGCGTCAATCGAGTTAGACGATCCATCAATAGTAGTCGCCTGTCTGAAATAGCCACCGCGGCGATTTTCGCCAGGAGTCCCGAACGCTTTGCGATCAAAGTAGTCGGCCTTGGTGATCTGATCGGTCACAGTCTCTGCGATCTCTGCAGCCATTGCATACTTCATCAGCTGCACAAAGTAAGTTGGTAGTGACGACTCGTTGGGGGAAAACTGATAGTCGACGACAATAATCTCTTCGCTTGTGTCGAGCTTGTCACCTTGGATTTCCCAGCCGTACTGGATAGGGCTGACCCCTGTTGCCGTTGTGTTATACACGGCTCGCACACCAGCGATACGATCGCCTGGTAATGCGTACTGATACTTCCACTCGTTGACCGGAGTCGACGTTAAGCGTGCAAGCTGCACTTTCTTAAATGACCAGGACCACGGGTATGAAGCAATGATTGAATCTTTAAGGTCGTCGTACAATCGGTCGCAGATCTGAGCTGCGTCAGTGCCCTCTGAAAACGACGAAAGAGGCGATGCCCCCAAGAGAATTAGTGCGTCCGAACAGATGGACAGCTTAGTATCACCGGATGCCATGTATCACCTCATTAGAAAAGGCTCCCCAGAAGGGGAGCCGATTCATTTAGTCAGCGTCTGCTACTGACAGCGCAGTGCCGTCAGATACGTCAACTACTGTTCCAGTGTTTGACAATACAACAACAAGCGATGCTGTTGGAGTGTTTGAGTCGTACACATAGATCAAGTCACCAACCTTCAAAAGGTCGGCTGCATCGTTGAAGTAGCCAGACGTATTTACTGTCGCAATCGCGTCTTCAGTTGTGTATGACCACATCTGAGGAGCGTTGCCAGCCTTAGCCTGGCCGCCGATTGGCTGAAGTCCTGCTTGTGCATAAGCCATTTGTCATTCCTCCTTATGCTTCGCGTGCAGTGATTTTGACGATACCTTCGTCATCAATCGCTACCGCACCAGCTGAGAACATTGACGCAACCAAGAAGGATGTCTTCTCTGGGATGTAGTCAACGCGTGAAGTTTGACCCATACCGATGCCGAGACCTACAGCGTCACGATGGAACGCGTAAAGTGTACGGTCAGATGAGCCGTCGATTGGCAAGCCACCTTCGTCACGGTCACCGAACGTGATGAAGCGGAAGCCCATGAAGGTATTTACTTCACCAGTAACAAGCGCCTTGACTGAGTTGAAATCAGAAGATGTTACTTCTGTCTCACCCAACAATGACTGCAAGCTGTTTGCGTGCAACAACATTGTACGGCCTTCCATAGGCACGTTGTTGGTGTCAAGCAAGTTCTTAGCTTCACGCAACTTATCAATGTTCAAGTTAGAGTCTGTGCCACCAATGTCGTTTGAAACAGTCGCTGTAGTAGATGACGCATCAAGCGCATCCAATACGATCTGATCCATGCGACGCGCAATGGCGCCAGATACAACCTGTACAAGCTCTTGACGCTCGTTGAAGTTGACCTTCTGCTGGTTGAAAATGTCTGAGTATTCCGCAGCAATGTAGTCTTCCATTGTCGCAGTGACCTGTGAGTAGGACACGTTGAGTGGAGTCACATCAGTCTGTGGAACGCGAATAGTTGCTGATCCCTTACCAATCTTAGGGAACTTAACTGTTGAGCCTTCTACGCCTGCACGCTCGCGGGTAACACCGGCCAAGAGACGCTGCCCTTGGTAAGCCTGTTTTACCTCTGAGTCGAATAACGTAACAAAGGCATTAGAAATTTGTACTGCCATTGTACTTTCTCCAAATCAATTCATTTTAAGGGTAAAACCTGTGTCGGTTGTCCGAGTGGGCCGCATTAGTCAGGTAGCCGGCTCAGGAATCTGAGTTATCGGTTGGTTGAAATATATCAGGTTTTCGCGTACTGCAAATGTGAGAAGGGGGCTATGTTAGCCCCCTCTGTTACACTTCGCCAAAAAATTCCATGAATTTTCGTTCGACGTTATTCGTGTAGTGCATATCCTTGCCGTAGCGGGGATCAGCGACCATGGCGTCAAGATCCGCCTTCGTCGTACCCTGGCCCTCCTGCACATTGATGTCAGGGATTGGCTGCTCACCATAAGACGCACGAATCTTATTGAGCGCCATGATGAAGTTTGCATTGTCAGCCTTTGACGCAATTGCGTCGACCTCTTCATGTGACAGCGCCCCAGATGTGCCTAGCTTGGTCAGCCATTGGTTTAAGCTGCCAACAATTTTCTCACCTTTAGGCCCGAGCTTGGATAGCTCTGCCTCTCGGTTTGTGTCAGCCTCACCCATCATCTCATTGACATGCTGCACATACATTTGAGTGATCTGATCAAACTGATCTTGGCTTAATCCATTTTCCTTGGCAAAGCCCTTGAACTCACCCAGCAGTGCATCGTCGTCCTCGATGCCATGATCTTTTAAGGCAGCAATATCATAGACACCATCCTTGGGTGCTTTATGCTTTCCTGCTGACATCTTGGTGCGCATCTCCTGATAGGACTTCGCAAGCGCCTCAAGATCTGGACCGTCTTTTTCATCCCAGAAGTTTTCAGGCATCCACTCAGGCCGGTCGCCCCAATCAATGTCGCCATCGCCTTCGACTAGCTTTTCTTCTGTCTGAGCTCGGTGTGGTACAACCTGCTCCTCCTCTGGAGCTTCAGTCGGCCCAAGATCAGGACTTAAGAGACCCGAACCTTCATTCTCTACTGCTGCACTTTCTGACTCGGTGCTTGAATCAAACTCACTCATTTGTTTCGACCTCTTTGAATGCGACGCAGGATCTCGCGCACAATGCTGTTCTGGCCTTCACGCGTAAACCCGTGTGATGGGTCTTCGCCTGGATACCAGGACGGCTGATCAAGCGTCACTGATTTAAGATGTTCTAGGACTTCTGCCCCAGCCTCTGTTGAAAAACAACGAACAAACATCAAGTCTAGTTCGTCTTGCGCGATCTTGTCTTTGACCAAGGCAGAGTTATCCGCCTGGCGTAATGATTCCCAACCTTCCATTTTATGCTCCTGGCATTGCCTGCTGCATTGCCTGCTCTACGACGCCTGCGCCCTGTTGGGCAGCGGCGGCTTGTTGTTGCTGTTGCATCATCTGCTGCACCATCTGGTCACGCTCTGCTGGCGTTGTCAGAATTGATTGTGGCACGCCCATCTTGGTTGCAATGTACTCAAGCAGATCCTCTTGGTTCAGAGTCATCTGACCGGCCTGACCAAACTGGGCTGCGATTTGAGCAAACTGCAAAACCTTTTCAAGATCTTCCATGTTCTGCGCCTGCGCCAACGGAGATGTCGGCACAACGCGAACCTCCATGTTATTGACGCGCAGTGGCATGTCGATGATGTTCTGCTGATCCATGACATACAGGATACGGCGCACGATTGGCGTCATTGCCTCAGTGATCAATCTGCCATATGCCGAGCCTAGGTTTTGAGATAGCTCATTCATGCGCTGCACGATCTCTGTTGCAGATCGAGCCGACATATTGTCTGGCGGTAGTGAATCGTCAAACAGCATCTTCTTGATTGACATGACCAAGTCATTGATGACCAGCTGCGACGTATTGAAGTCAGCAGCCGAACGCAGCGGCCGCAAAGACTCGCCCTGTGGCCCACCATTCCGCGCCACAGGGATGATTGCTCCAGGTGTAATGCGAATAGACTGCGGGTTTAGAACACCGTCATCAGCAGCTGTATATACGCCCGACACAGCGATTGATGCATTTTTTAACACCAGCTCTTTGACTTTGTTGAGCGTCTTAACGTCCGGCAGTGCAGTGACCAGTGGGCCGCGGCCATACACTTCACCAGGCACTTTCATAAAGCGTGCGACGATCCAAGGCGAAATATCCATGGTGCGGTACACCAGCTCTGACTTCTCTTTCTCCCAGATCAGGTGGTA